GGGACAGGTCGCGATCTTGTGCGGGCCACCGCAATGGTGGCACTGCAATGGGGGTTTGGTACTCTGGCTCTGGGCCGTCTGCGGCGCGGGCTGCGCCGTACTATCCACCTTAGCCATCCCTACCTTATTCTCCAGGACCGCCACGTCCTGAATACTGGCATCCTCCACGCTGCGCTCCGCTAATAGTTGACCATGGCGGTCAAAGGCCTCAAGGCCAGGAGGCGGAACGATGATAGGGCTGCACGAATCGGGGCTAGACTGTGCAGTCGCTTTCGCTGCGGGGCCGGCATTGTCGCCGCTATTCTCCCCTGATTTCACGAATTCACGTTTCCCCGGCATGGGCTCGGGAACTCTCTCCGTGAGGAGTCCTACTCCGCAGCACGTCAGAAGCTGAGGTTTTATTCCCACACACTCAGCAACGCGTCTTGACAAATCCAGACGTTCGAGAACCAGAGCTGCATCCATGAAATCAGTCTCATGGAATTCCAGCTGCTTCGCGCTGTCCTCAAACATGTACCATTCGGTCTTCCACGCCTTAAGGTCTTTGGCTTTGGGCATTTCTTTTCCAAAGTGAGTCCACTCAACCATGGCGTAGGCGGAAATCTCTGTGTTCTGAAGCTGCTCCGCGGTCCAGACAACAAAGTCCTGCAAAGTTCGTTGCTCCCAGTGGGAAGCCTCCCATTCGTCGGAAAAGGACATGACGGCGCCTTCACCGGCCCGTTCGGCATGCCACACTCCAAGATGGAATGCCAGCCAACGGAAGCCCATGGTGTAACGCGCGGCCATTGCCCTAGTCAGAGCGGTGGTGGCCAACTGTGCATAGATGGTCTTCGTCATCTGAAAGGCGGTCTGGTCCGCGTAAAAGATCAGCGGGTCAACTGTGGACATGCACAAGCGTTGAAGATTTTTGGGCATTTTCACCAGATGGATCGGTCTGGCGTTGACGCCCTTAGTCTCCATGCTGAAGCGTGACAAAATTTCAATTTTGCCCACAGCCAACACAGGCTCAATCGTTTTCGCGTAAGCTTTGTAGGAATCTATCGCATCCTGGGCGTCCTCATAGAAACGACTCCTCCCGCTGGTCGTCGTGACGATGTTGTTGAAGGCGCTATCATCGCCATCCCCAACGTCATACAACAACGCAGGACACTCACGTCGCTTCTTGGGCCTGCCGAGGTCTTTGCCGTCATGGTACTCCCAAGTCAGGTCAGGCTCCGCTTTCGTCCAGCGGGCCTGCCAGAAATCTTCCGCTGCCGACACCCCAAGCTTCCGAATAATTTCGGCAGTTCTCAGGTTCAGCACCAGCAAGCGGTTGAAAATGGAAGTTCCCCTTTCACCAGAGAAAAGAATACAATCCTCTGCTGGAATGTGCACGGCCAACGTGCGAAAGTACCACTGCACATCCTTCAAGTCGCTCGGATCGAGAGTGTCAACGAAGATGTCCTGTGCGGCGACAAAGATCGCCGACACGTCGCGGACCAACTTCACAGCCTCCTTCTTTTCCGCAAGCGTCCATGAAGAATCCATGGCACTGAAGTCAATGGAACACCATTCCATGCCTGGGTTGGCCTGGATCAAATCCATGACTTTCTCATCCTGTTCGTCTTGGGTGAGCCCTTTCATCATGAAAGCGGGAAAAAGCGCACAAAAGAGGTGCTCAAACACCGAAACCCTGCTAGCCCATCGCGCCGCGGCATCGGTGCCAGGATTCCCAATCGCTCGCGGAAGCTTCGTCTCAGGAAGCCCGATTTCTCGGGGCTTCACGAAGCCTCGGAGGTTGAGTTCTCCGTAGCCCGACATGCGCTCGCTGGCAAGGTCCTTGATGCCATCACTCCACTTCTTTGGCAATACCGCTTCCGGGAAGTACATGGCTTCGTCGAAGCGCAGTGTGATGGCTCGGGTCATGATGCGCCATGCGACCTTCTGCCTCTCCACCGCCTCCGGACTCGGCCGAATCTTCGTTTGGGCGGACAAATGCCTACTCAAGGCCTTCCGTTCATTGATATGAGAATTGGAATCCAATGGCGCCGTGACATCCGCCAAAACCGGTCCCGTGCACATCGTGTCTCGTTGCAGATCACATTCGTCCGGGTCCGAAATGAGCGTGGCGCGCATCCTTCCTCTCTCAACCAAATCCTGGTAAATGTCCTCAGTGTAAATCTTCACTGTCACCCCTTTACGCAGCTCTCTCTCTGATGCAGTGCTGATCCTGTTGGTGTAGGCGTGGCCCAGGCCGCAAAACCCTTCCGCGCCATACGCATCGTCAAGGTGATGCTCGAGTCTCTCAGAAATATCTCCAAACCGCGCATAGAAGTCTTGCGACGTAGGCTCTGGTTCCATGTTGCTCATGACCGGTGCCGATGCTGGCGGAATGACCCAAAAGGACGTTGCCGCGTCTGGGTCCACTGGCTCTTCGGCCTTCTTGTGAACGACGGGCGCCTTGTGTAGGACTGTCACTCTGCTCTCGGCTACCGCTGCGGCAATGAAATGCAGGCCCCAACGATAAACATCTTTCGCTGTCTGGGTTCCTTCGATCCCGGAGTTTCGCATCATGCGAATCATCCTTGAGTGCATCGGACAAGAAGCAACGCCAGTGCGCTGCGTCTTTTCTTGTTCAACCGACACCATAGTGGACTGTATGAAGTCCCAGTGGTCAGCCATCAACTGCATCTCAACCGAAGCCACCTCAGACACGCAGACGAACCGGCTGGCCAGCGACTTAAGTCTGGCGACGAGGCGGTGTCTCGGCATGTTTCGGTGATAACGGCTGTACAGAAGAATCCTTTCCAGATTTGTCAACTCAACGCGTACTGTTACCAAGGGTTTGTCGGACGACACACGCGTGCGAAGTCCTTCGATCCCGAGGTTGCCGATTTCCGCAAGCGCGGTTTCGGTCATGCGTAGTACTTTGTCCGTTCCGAATCTCGTCATCGCTTTGAGAGGTTGGTGGCACCTCGCGGCCTCCACCTCAACACGCAATGGTGAGAACTCGACACGGTTTTGGGCGTTCGAGTCGGGCATGCCAAAGTCTTGGGTCATAGCCACCGTATCCTCACGGACGACCTCGTTCGACATGCTGGGTAGGGAATTTGCTTTGTAGTTGGTGTGCTACTTAGCGAGTTTTGAGAGCGTAGACTCTCGGTTTCCGTACCTTGGCTTCACTTGAG